TTGACCTGTTGATTCCCAGGACGAACATACCAACTATCCTGCCGTGACAATTCACGGGCATTAATGGATAAAATAATCTCCTCCATACAGGGCATACCATCAGCATGCGGCTCTGTATCAAGCACTTGCTGCTTAGTTGTAGGAGCTGAATCAGACGCGTCAAAATCAAAGGATAACATAACTTTGCCTGCTTGACCATTTGTAGCATACTCAGAGACTTCTCGTCTATAGTAGAACTCCAGATACAGGAATTGATACTTTTCATAGAGTGATGCGATCTTACTTCCCCAAGGGAATGTAGAAGATTGGCCAATGTTGACAGGATACGACGTAGTTGAGAAAGTAGCAGAACCGCTAACATCTGCAATGTATTCATCTTCCTCAATCGTATGTGACTTTCGAACTCGTGATCTATTTGAAGAACCGAGTGATAAGGGACCAGTCGCGCCTCTCTGATTAACGAGGTCACGCTGTATACGCCGCGGACGTTTTGGCCGCGAGCTGTCGTTTGTTTGAGACTTAACAGCTTGTCTAGGTTTTTGGGACTTTTTCTGTCCGGAAGCTTTGGTGCTTGCCTTTCCCCTTTGAGAATTCATCGGGTCCCGTCTCTCTTGTGTGGATTAAGAAGCCACACCGGCGACTATGCTCAGATAACTAGTTATAAGTGAACCGAGCGGAATTACGAACCTTATAGGATACACCAATAGGTGTTCCACAACATGGAGCGGTGATACTGTTAGTTGATCACCACGTTAATCCAAGTTATAATGCGTTCGACCGCTTATCCACCACAATAACCCAACCGTTGTAGTCTGTAGACCATCCGTATGGCAATGATGCTCATACTTGGTACTCTCCTTAACGAGTGTTTGGTTGTTTATAGTTTCTGACCGACCCCTACAGCAAATCCGACTATTAGGAAGTTAAACTTTCCATTCCTCGCTCATTAGGCGATAATAGTTAGATCCTTTCAGTAAATGACCTTTGAAAGGGCTTTGTAGGTTTTCCCGTGTATAGTTGCTACACGGAGCTTATTTGCT